TAAATTGTTCATTAACGTCAATAACGATAAAAATAACGAGAGATAGAGATGTAAAAGCATAAAGAAAAATTTATAAAGGAAAAGATACATAAATGATATTGAGGAGAAAAAAATGTACAATCCCAAAAGAATTGTAAAAATTGGAAGAACACAGTACTGGATAGCAAATAGAGACGACGTTATCAGTGCTGTCAAGAGGGCATATAAGGACGGTCATTCTATTGAAGAAATTGCGGAAGCTCTGCATCTTTCTAAAAAGAAAGTTATAGAATATTTAAGCGATTGTTGATTTTTTCTTCTAATTCTGCAAAGTCACAATTTTTCTTTTTTTATTTTCCAGTTTAGCCAAGACTATGGACAATTTTTCTCATTCTACAGATAAAAATACAAAGGAGAGAGAAATTGTAGATAAAGAGATAAAAAAAGCTTTATATTTGTCATAAGGGATATGATATTTTAGGAGGAGGAAAAAAAATGAGTCAAGATAAATATGAATTAAAAGTAGTTAAACAAGTTAATTATCTTCCAAATGTTTTCATGATAAGGCATTTGAATAATTCAGTTACAAAAATCTCTACAATTTCAGGTTCATTTATTGACTGTAAAAAATATATTTCGAGATCAGGAAAAACATTTGAGGGATGTTTTAGATTACAAAATGGAGAATTAGTAGAAACTAGAGGAATATATTATCTATCAGTGACATCGCTTTTCGGAGTATCAAGTAGACAAAAGATTAGCAGAGATTTACAAGATTACAAGAAATATATTATGGCATTTATACAGACTTCAAATTTACAAAATCAAGAATTATTGATTAGTTATGATAATTATACATTTTACTTTTATGATAGGTTTAAGAAGGGGAAATTAGTAGAATTTCCTTTATACTTTATTCAAGGACATTTAGAAATTTATTCTATACCACCTTTAAAAACAACTGTGGACCTTAATGCAGAAAACGGCACTATAATGAAAATCTATAATCATGAAATTGAATTTTCAAATGAAGTTCAAATTATATCAATATATTCAAGCCCAGGGTCTGCTTATATAATCCGTCCGTCAAAAGATACAGATGTGATTTTGAGATCGTTTGACCATGGAACTAATACGATAACTATACATGCAAATAAATATTATCTATTTACTCATCCAAGTCCTAGAAGTTCAAAAAGTGATTAATTTTTTAAATTCTAAATTTTTTATTTCAAATTTATAATTTTCAAATTTGCAATTTCTAATCTTGTTATCTTGTTTTTGATTTTTATGTTTTTATGTTTTTTAGTTTTTTGCTTTTTGTTTATTTTTTATTTGTTTATTGATAAAATTATGAAGACTTCTGAAAATTGTTAAAACGAAAAATACAAACGTAAAAAGATAGAGATAAATTTATAAATGTGAAGTAAGTAAATGTAAATAAGGGGAAAAATATGGAAGGAATAAAAATAGAAAAATTTGGAAGCAATATATATATAAAATGTAAGAAATGTGATACAATTTTATTAACAAATGACCAATCGTATTCATTACGACAAATAAAAAGAGACGAGCTGTATGTAATTTCTGCGTGTGACCATTTTCAGAATATTAGCATTTATAAGGATCCTCAAAGTTTAAAAAAATTAAATGAAATTAAAGAAATGGCAATATTAGAATATGAGGGGAAATATTACATTACTTTTTTAATTCCACGTTCAAGTTAATTTTTTTCTTTTTTATTTTCTTTTTCTCTTTTTGTTTTTGTTTTTTGTTGTTACTCTACAGTTATCTTTTTTTGTTTTTAATTTTTCTCATTTTTGTAATATTAATACTATTATTTTAACAACTTTTTAATTTGTAAATTTGTAATATTTTTATATTTGTCATAATCGATAAATGTTTTTAAATATGTCAGAAGACATAGTTATAGAAAAAGTTTTAAAAGAAGTAAAAGAAGGTAAAGAATTATTTTTAGGAAATTTCTCAGTTAATGAACTAGATGATACTTGTTTTACTAAAGAAGATAATGACTTAAAATTCATATTTGCTAATGTATATCTGCTTTACGACAAAATGTACAAATTAAAGATAGTTTTTGATGACAATCAGGAAAATGTGATGTATATTACTGAAGATGATGTAGACGGATTAGATGTATTTAAGAAATTGCTTAGTCTATATTTTAATTTAAAAAATCAAAGGTGAAAGTATGAGTTTTAATAGTATAACAGATATAGAAATACTTTTAATTTATACAGACGTTCTTTTCTTTTCATTATTTCTGTATTTCATCTTACAATTAAGACAATTAATGAAAAAAATTGAGGAAGAAGAAATGTTAAAAATGTTAAAGAAAAAATATGAAAAAAGTGATAGATGAATGAAACGGGAAACATGGAGAGATATTAGAGATTTAATATGTGCAATTTCTATTGATTTTACAATAAGTTTTCTTTTATATGTGATTCTAGAATATATTATAAATCACAAACTAATTTAATTTTTTTATAGAAACGATAAATCGATACGTAAAAGTTTATCGAAAAATTTATAAATGTAGATTGAGTAAATATAAATTGATAAAAATGAAATTCCAAGTTATAAATGTTACATATCACAACTTTGTACAAGTAAAACAAGAGGGTAATGTAATTTATGCAAAGTGTAATTGTTGCCAGAAACAAAGAATTGCAGTATATATACAGACAGAATCAAAAAGAATATTTTTCTTTTCAGGATATGATGAAAATATAGCAAACATGCATTTTTCTTTTCTTGTAAAACATCAAAATTCGCAATCTTCTGACTGAACACTTTTTTTCCTACTCAATTTTTCTGATTTGGGTTACCCCTTTTTCCTTCTATTTTTTTCTTCAATTTTTCTCCTGCTTGTTATATTATTCCTAAAATTTGAGATTTTAAAAAACGTAAGATGTTAATGTAAACTCATAAAGAAAATTTTAAATACAAAAAAATACATATTATATATTGATGGCAATATGAGAGTAGGAAGAAAGGAACAAGAAATCTTAAATTATTTATCTACATTTCCTTGCGGAGTATGGAAAGAAGATTTGATAAATAATTTTAGCTTTGCAAAACGTTATAACATGATATTAAATAAAAGATTGCAAAATATGGAAAAGAAAGGATTGATAATTATAAAAACAGAAATAAATCCAGAAACTGGGAGACAGAAAAAACGTGTTTATTTAAGACAATAATTTTTTTTCTTTTATAAATTATTTTTTACTTTCCCATAAAATTTCTAGTCCTTGAATTCTATCCCATGTTATTCTTACTTTCTTTAATGTTATTTTATCATGATTATGTAAATCTCCAACATCAAATTCTACATCTAAACTTGTTTTTAAGATATGTAAAAATTTAAAATCAATATTGTTTATCAGAAAATTCATTTCTACAAGATTATCAAAATCAGAAAATGATAAATCAATTAATGTCAAATTAGTAATATGTATATCGTATAGATTGTTCTTATATTCATAATATCTAAATTGTAGATTATTCCTCCTTAGAAAATCAAAAAGAATTTTTGCATCTTTTACTTTCAAAATTCTTCACCTTTTTTTGAATTTTGTATACATTTATAAATTCCTTCTTTTGGAACTCCTTCTATACATCTTTTCGATATAAACTCCGTCTTCTCGTTTATTGAGTCAAGAGTTATCGGCGTGACACGTATAAAGTTCTCATGAATTATACAATTAGGTCCAGCATAACGGAATAGTCTAGGATGTACTTTCTTCACTTCTTCGAGCATCTTCCATGCTAATTGTCGAAGTTCCCACTGAGTTCTAGAACATAAACGTAAGGCAAAGAAGTTATAAAGTTCTCTAGCATTCATGGTAACGACAATATTTGTATTTATGCCGTTTGGTAAGACGTAACGAGCATCTTCTTCTGGTACACCGGCTTCTAGGAGTTCATAATAACGTTTATATGAATCGCTATAAGCTTTTTCTACAATTTCTTTAGCTCTTTTTTCTGTAGATGACGGTATAATTGGCTGATAATATTCTTCAATTGGCTTTGCAAATCTATGGCTCATTTGAGTATATGATGCAATTCTATGTCTTACAAGTTGATGTGAAACAATTCTAGAAATTCTTTCAATTGAGAAAGTGTATACACTGTGTTCAAGTACAGACCAATATCCATGAATTATAGCATCAGATATCCATAGTTCTATTTCATCATCTGTCATTTTTTCTTTATGATATTCCCATCCTTTTCTTGACCTACTCATTTTTGATGCAATTGCAATAACTTTTTCTCCGTCTGGAGTATATGAAACTAAAGTAACTTTCATTTTTAACACTCCTTATCTCCTCAATTTAGGACCTTTTTCTACCTTAATTTGTAAATTTTCCTCATTTTTCTTTTCTTCGTCGAAAAGTTTGTTTAACGCTAGTCTAATAACTTCGCCTTTTGACATTCTATGTTTTAGTCTATAGGCTTCTAGTTGTTCATACATATCTTCATCTATCTTAAACGTTACTACAATATTGCAAACTTTAGCACACATTTAAACCACCACATCAAACTTCTTTACAATTACCATTTTTCCTATTGTCACGCTAACAGTATATTGTTTTTCATTTGTCAATTTGTTTATTCTAATTTCAAAATAGAAAGTTTTATTTCTTATTTCTAAATATCCCTTAATAATGTTATCTTTTTTTGTATAAAATAATATTTCGAATTTTTCTAAAAAATTCACAGTTTTATATAATAAAATTTCTATATCTTCTTTTTCCATTTCTTGTACTATATTTATTATTTCTTGAAATGTATTTTGTGTCATATTTCTCAATAAAAATGTTGTGTTATGACAAATAAAAAGGTTTTTAAATTTGCATTTTCCATGACGAATATGTCATATTAATAATATAAGGAATATTACTTTTTGTCAGTTGATTGTAAATAATCCAAAACAGAACCAGAACATTTAGATTTAAAATCACAATTTTTACATAAATAATTGTTAGCTCCTGGAATGTTTTTATAGTCTGTTAGTTTCAAATATTCTTTAAATTTCTTAATCCAATCTATAGCTTTTTGAATATATTCTTCTAATACATTTTTCTCAATTTGAAATTGTTTAACTTCTCTATTTATTCTATTTAAATATATGATATAAACATTATCAATTTTGTAATTTTGTAATTTCAATAAATAGTAATATATTGCAATTTGGTATAGATGATATTCTTTGATATTAAAATAATTGTTGGAAATTGTTTTTATTTCTAGTAAATCGTTTCCACAAATCAAGTCTATTCTACCAGAAATTTTTAGACCTTCTATTTCTCCTTTTACCTCAATTTCACTTTTACATTCTAATTTCTCAGTAAAATAATTCTCTATTCTCAAATGATGTTGTTCTCCAAGATCAAGTACAAGTTCATTTATTCCCTTTTCAAACTCAAATTTCCTAGAGAAATATGACTTTCTGAAACATATTCCAACTTCAGAAGGGAAAATTAAGTCTTCAGGATATTTTATTTTGAAACTTTGTCTAACTAAATCTTCGTAATTCATTCTCACTCACCTAAATTTGAAAATCTCATGAAATTGATGATTTGTCTACAAATTTCTTCCTTCGTTCTCTGTCCAATTTGTAAATCTATGTCGAGAGCCTGTAAGAGTATTTGTATATCTATAGCTTGTTCTTGTCTTCTAGATTCTAAGTTATCACAAATTACATAATTCGTGATACTGTTTATCTTCTGCTGAATTAGTTCTACTAGAGCTTTCAAGATAGACGGATATAGAACTCTGGAATTGACAATTTTTTCATAAGTTTTTTTAATTGCTAATTGTATAATATGAATTCTATCGAGAATTGCAGAAGTAAAAATTTGATAGTTTACAAGATAATCTTCTACATCTGGAGTTCTTAATCTGTTTAGAGTCATAGAATATGGATTTCCAGCGTAAATAATCGGTATACATTTCTGAATAGTTGAGGATTTTGATTCTGTTCCAGCTCCTCTAGTCCAGACACAATTTTCCAGACCAGTTGAAAGAGTGGCATTTATTGCTCCTAATTCTTTTATGGAATATCCATCTTTCCAATTCTGAATTTCATCAAAAATTAGACCGTTAGAAAGAAAGACGGCACCATACATATTATTTCTGGCATCATATACTAGATTTGCATATGTTGGTGTTTCTGTATAATAACGGAAATTAAACACTTCTTGTAATATCATAAAAGTTGTAGTTTTTCCAGTTCCACGATTAGAAATTTCTATATAATTGATTTGCCTTTTCGTAATTGGTGATTTAAAAAGTGGGAATAATCTAGGAAGATATAGAAAGATATCTTGAATTTCCATTTTAGTTGGGTCGTATCCGAAAGCTTGGAGTAGAAGAGCATATGTTTGATGTTCTTGATTAGCTATGTCAAAAAGTTCTTTAGCAATTTCATAATTATTCGGCGGTTCTATAGAATAAATATCGCTAATATACCAGCCGTTAGACCCTTTTCTAATCTTGACAAACATAAAAGAAGTTATTAAATTATAGAAATCATCAGGATTATCTGCTATATAATGTGGGTCAAAACTTGCTATAAACCCATTTTGAAATCTAGCAATTATTTTGTCATTTTTTACTTTAAAATTTGTTATTTTAGAGATAAATTTTACCTCATCATAATATGGCAAAGTCGCTGAAAAATATTGCTGATCTATTCCGCGTTTATAAGCTTTAAGAATTTCAATCTTTTTCTTATCATCAATTTGTTTACCAGAAAGAATTATATTGAGAACTCTTTCTGTATCTCTTGGGTTATAAAAAAAAGAATGTTCTTTAACTTTTTCCAGGAATTGAAAGTTACCGTTCATAAAAAAAATGATATTTTATGACATTTTAAAATTCATCTTCCACATTCTTTTTACTTTGTTTCTTTTGTGATTTCTCTTGTTTTTGTTCTTCTTGTTCTTCTTCTTCTGTATTTTCAACTTCTAATTCTTCCTCTCTTACATTATTTCCATTTCTAGGAGAAAACTTTATATATTCGTTAAGTAAGTCAGCATATTTAGATAGGAATTCACTGATTAATCTCAAATCTTCTGCATCATTTGCTGTAATTCCTATCTGTTTCCTATAGTTTGCTTGTGAATGAATTGTCATGCTATATCTTACAGAATTTCCATTTGGTATAGCGTTTAATTGTACTACAATTCTTTTTATACCTTTTATCTTTAGAATTCTTGAAACAATTTTGTTTTGTTCTTTAGCTTGTTTACCTAACTCATCTATTATTTCTTTTAGGGACGCCATTTACATCCCCTAATAAAAATATTATATTATGACAAATTTAAATATTAACAAACTTATAAGTTAGCATATTTTTCAATATTTTTATTATAAACACAAAAAGCAATATACATTATATTTTAAATATTTGAGTTGAGAATTGAGAGATAAAAGAAAAAAAGATTTAGAGTAACTTAAAGAACAAAGACCTTATAAGTCTTGGAATTTTTGTATTGTATTTTCTTGCCAATTGTTCTAATTTGTCGTAGTATAATTCGTCTACTGTAAAAAATGCTCTGTCGTCATAAACTTCTTGACTTTCTATCAATTTGAATTCAGTTTGTTGATTTAACAATTTATCTATTTCTTGTTTGATTTGTTCTCTTTTTTCATAAAAAATAGATTGATATTTATGTGGAATTCTTACCTCAATATATTTATTTCTTTGTCTTCTCATATTTTTTTATACTCCTAACCTTGATATAAACGTGACATATACATTTAAATGTCAGATTTTCATTTACATTCATGGACTGTAAAAAAGTTTTTAACTATCACTTTCTTTACAGTTATACTTATTTTATTACAATTTCTACGAATTATCGATATGGAGATACAGCAAAAATCTATAAAAAATTTCGGCAATATGTCTATAATCATGACTTAGATTCACATGTTTTTTCTGTGAAAGAATATACAACAAAATTCCATGGGCTACATTATCATGTTCTCGTTTTTACGAATAAGAAACTTGATTATTCCAGAGTTCATAAACATATGCCTTCTCATAGTGATATAAATATACAATTAGTTCCAAAAACAAAAAAAGATATAAAAAAAGTATTAACTTATATGTTAAAAACCCAGAATGTCTAGATTACTTAGATGCTGAAGTTTGTGAATTTGTATTTTGTTCTGCTTTCTTTTGTGCTAATGAATTTACATCCCTAAGTGTATCCATATTCAAAAGCGAATTTATTCCAAGTGTAGCGGTATCTTTTATACTTTCTGCAGTTACAATTGTAGATTTTGCCATTTGGTCAATAGCTGTCCTAAATGCCTCATTTGCCTGTTTTTCGTTATAAAGATGTACTATTTCTCCAACGACATAACTTCCTACTAATGTACCCATCAATACTAGAAATCCTTCTAATGCATATGGCAGTATAGACATTTCAATTTTATATTGAACAAATTGCTTAGTAATAAATTTTCCGCAAAAATTCGAAACATATAAATATGTCATAATAAATATACATAAATTGATAAAAAATGACGGAAAAAATAAAAACTGAATCGAAATCTGAAAAGGTAGTTTTTGGAATAAATATGGACAAAAATCTCAAAATCAAACTAAAGAAATATTGTGCTGAACAAGATATAACAATTACAGAAGCTATAGAACAAGCTATAACAGAATATTTACAGAAGAGAGGAGTAAAGTGAGACCAATAAGTGTAAAAATTGAACCAGAACTTCTAAACAAATTAGACAGTTATGCTGAAAAAAATGGACTTTATAGGTCAGATGTCATTAGAAATGCAATTATAGAATATCTAGAAAAACATATGTCAGATAATGAAGATAAAGAAATTAAAATAGAAACAATTCCACAGTAATAAAAAAATATTTTTTAAGTTATTAAACTTTTTTCTTTTAACTTATATAATTCTTAATTTTATATGTTTCAAATTTTGGAAGAGTTACATTATTTTGTTTTTGATATTTCCCATGATACGGTTTCTCTACTGGAGATAATGTTTTAGCGAAAATTAGATGTAAAAATCTCTGTCCAGATTCAAGTTTTACTGGGAATTCTGACCCTACAATTTCTATCGTAAGCTGACCTTTAAATCCAGCATCTACAATTGTTGGCGGTATAGAAATTCCTAATCTAGCATATGTAGAACGTAAGTTCACGAATGCCATAATGTCATTTGGTAATTCTATATATTCGTCAGTTGTCATTAAGAGATGTTCATGTGGCTGAACTATAATGTCATTTTTATTTATAATTTCGTAAAAATCTTCTATATTATCGCCTGGTTCAAAAACTTTGTTTGTCTTTTTTAGTCTGGCAAATTGATTTCCAATTCTTAAGTCTACACCGTTTTCTCTAACTATTTCTTCATCAAATGGTACTATTTTTATCCATTCTTTTTCTAGATAATATTTTAAATCTCTATCGCTTAAAATCATATTTGGTCAATTTGAAAAAACGTTTTATGACAAATATATTTTTATTTACCGTTTTCTTTTCAATCTTTCAATTTCTGTTTTTAATTCATCAATTTCGTCATAAATATCTGTAAAAATGTCATAAATTATAGTATACAAAAGTGCAATAATTCCAGATGCAAAAAATGTTGATATTATAACTATTTCTATATTTTTCGTAATAATTCCTAATGACATAACTATTAAAGCTAAAAATATTAAAGCTAAAAAAATCAGGAAAACTATTATTTCTCTACATTCTCTATCCATATTTCATCAAACTCATTCTTCATTATCTAACAAATTTATTTTTCTTTTTAAATCTTCAATTTCTAATTCAAGTTCATAAATTTTTATATCTTGATGGATTATCATATCTATTGTCCAGGTAAAAAATATTGCTAAAAAAATTGATATAATTACGGAATATAAAACTATATTTTGCAAATTTTTAGACAAAATTCCTTCAGAAAATATATAAAGTAAATTAAATATTGCAATTGAAAGCATTATAGAAATATATAATCTAAAAGCTAATCTACCCATATTACCTCATTTTCATTTTTCGTTTTATGACAAATTTATATCTTGACTTTTTTGACCACAAAAAACGGTAATATTAAACATATTTCTATTATATCTCCAATTTATCTTTATATATTCTGGACGTTTGAAAGTTTTAACTATATAATTCAAAATTCCAATTCCTCTTTTTTCATAAAATTTTATCGATACATTCATTTTGATTTTTATAGTTATCAAGTCATCTTCTTCTAGAACTAGAAAATCGTATACGTTATCAGAGTAACGACTTTTAAGCCATTTAAAAATTTGAACTGTATATTTTCTACATTCAATAATTGTCAAATTTTCCATAGTTTAAATTTCACAATATGTCAATTTTATAGTTTTGTATTACTTTAGATATAATATATTATATGTCTATATATTCTCGAAATTATTCTAATTATCAAACTTTTTACATTAACAACTTATATACATAATATTATGTATATTGCTTTGTTTTTCAGTGACGTGACAAATCTAAATTGCAATATATCTTATATTACGAATATTACTTTGTTTTTCAATTTTTCTCCAATTTGAACAAATAATATACATTATATTTGCTATAGAACGTGAAAATTTATTATTTAGGAAAAAAAATTGTAATTTGAAGAGAAATGGCGAAGGGGCATACACCAAGAAGTTATTCCCAAAGGTTTGCTAAATGGAATGCAAAGTTTACAGCATTTTCAAATCCAACTGTCGCTAACACGATATTGTCTAATGTAGCTCCAATTGCCCAAGAAAACTATCAGACAAACGTTCCAAAGTTCACCAGTGTGAATGAACAAGTTGCTGCAGTATTAACTGAATACGGTGTAACTGGACCTAATAGGGCAATTTATCAGGGTTATGGTTTAAAGATTGCTAGAGCTTTAAACAGATTAGGGTCTGGACCTGCCCTCACAAATATGATAGCTGGATTAAAGGCATATTATATATCAGCGTTTAATGCAAATCCAGAAATCCTAGATGCAGTAACTAATATAATAACTGGGTCTCCTAACGGATACGTAAGCTAAAAAACTATAGATTTCCTTATAAGCTATTTTTCTTTTTTCTTTTTTTCTATTTATTAATTTAAAATTAATCGTCATTTTCAGTTTTTGTTTCAATATATTCAAAAGTTCTTGTTGAAATTCTTTTTACATTATCCATTCTAGAAATTCCGTGATATTTTCTTAAATGACTTCTCATACTGCCAACTGTTTTATAGATTTTTTTACAGTATGGGCATTCGTATAAGAACAGACCCATGGAATTTTTTAATGTCATGACAATTATAAAACTTTTATGAAAACCACAATTTTAACTATGAATTATTCATCTATAAAAAATGTAGCTGAAGATATAGCTTATGTTTTGAGGAAAAATGGAGAAAATGTGACAGTTGTAACAAATCCATATCAAATTCCACAATCTGAAAAACTTGTAATTTTTGTTCCATTTCATCCGCCGTCATTAAATCCATATCTTCTAGCTTATCATCAATTCAAAGGGAAGAAATATTTCTATACTACATGTGATGGAATTCCAAATCTAAATATCGTAAATCAATATTTGTTGAAAGACATAAAATTTATTCCAAATTCTAAATTCTCAGCTCAAAATTTACAACAAGTTGGACTAGAAACAGATTTGCCAGTTTTTCATGGCGTGAATTTTGAAGTTGTAGAAAAAGCAGAACAATTATCTCCACAACTCAAACAAAAGTTAGAAAGAGATTTCCCAAATACTGTGAAATTTGGAATAGTTTCAGGAATGACAAAGAGAAAAAATATGGACTTAATGATAAAAGTTTTTCAAGAATTAAATACAAAAGCTCCAGATTTGGCTAAGAAAGTTCACTTTTTTGTAATTTCCCATAAACAATTTAAAGATTTGGAAGTTCCTGGAAATGTACATTTTGTTAGCGAATTTGGGCTAAATCCTAGAGAATATATTTTTGCATTTTATAGAGTTATGGACTATATGATAGTTCCGTCTGGGACAGAAGGTTTTGGAATGCCAGTATTAGAAAGTATGGCTATGGGAACTCCAATTATTCATCAACTTATGCCCCCATTTGATGAATTTACATCATGGCAGTGGAATCTTTTGATAAAATCTTCAGAAGTCGAGGAATATTATGACAAAACTCAAGGTCAAAAATGGAGAATTCACAAGTTTGATATTCAAGATATGATAAATGCGATATTAATAGCTATAGAATTACAAGATAGAGAAGAAAGAAGTAAGAATTTAAAAGAATTAGCAAAGAAATATGATATTAATAATCTATATACAAGATTTCTGGAATAAAAAAATCGAAAAGTAAAATGATATTTATAAATGTCATATAAAATAATATATTTTATGGGAATAGGTAAAGGTACAAAAAAGGAATATTATTGTCCAATCTGTAAAACAGTAATTGTAAGTGCAAAAGAATTTAAGAGACATATGAAAAAACATTACGATAAAATAAGATGTCCTTTATGTCTATTTGCAACTGGAGATTTGTTTAAGCATATTACACTTTTCCATATTAAACCAAACGGTTCAAGATTGTTGTACAGAGATTTAGCAATACTTGTTAAGGAAGCTGGAAGTACAAAAATCTTAAATGAATTGGGTATAAAATTAGAAAGACATGAAAAAGAAAGGATTTGGTATTTCTCGAAAAAATTATGATTTTGGAAGTGATGAAATATGGGAGCTATAAAAGGAATTCCAAAAAGATTTTATTGTACAATTTGCAAAACAGAATTAGAAAATGAGAGAAGTTTTAAGAGACATATGGAAAAACATTTTGAGAATTACAGATGTCCAATATGCAATATGAAAACTGGTAGACTATCGATACATTTGGAATTCTATCACATTAGACCAAATAGGTCACGATTATTGCATAGAGATTTAGCGATATTAGTAAAAGAGGCGGGAAGTACAAAAATTCTAAACGATTCAGAATTAAAGCTCACAAATTCAGATAAGAATTTGATAAGAGATTTAGTTAAAAAATTATAATTATCTTTTTTATTTATTCTTGTTTTCTTTATTTTGTTTTAACAAAACAGATATATCTTTACTAATTTCATCAGATAAATTTTTAATCATTTCTAGAGCTATCATCACGTCATCTTCTGTAAATTTTTCATTATCATGAATTTCCTCAATTAGACCTAATTGCAATTGTAGAAGAATTTCGATTTTTATTAAGTCTATTTCTTTCACCATATCCCTTCTTAAATAAAAAAGTAAAATAGGACAAATATAAAATGTTTTGAAATTTCAGCTTAATTTCTTTTTCAATTCTTCTATTTCTTTTCTAAGTTCATTCTGTGCCATTTTTAATTCCTCAATTTGAATTTTTAGATTTTCTAATTCGGAATTCACAATTTCTCTAACTGCATCTTTTAGAGCCTGTTTGATTTTGAGATAAAGTTGGACAATTGCGAATAATGTAGTTATAAATGTAGAAAAAATTGTAAGAATAAGAGTGACCTCACTCATCTTCTAATCCCTCTAATTCATCTTCCAAATTATCTAAATTCAAATCTTCTTTTTCTTTGAATTTTTGTTGTAAAGAATCCACTTGTTTTGCATAAGGCTGAGGATAAACTACGCGAAAATCTGCTATTTCCATCATGTTTGTTTTCGAATCTTTTACTATCAAAAACTGGAAATAAAATGTAAATCCTGGAATATATAAATCTACAATCATAGGAAATTGTATATTTTTTAAAACAATAATTGAATTAGGTAAATAACGAGATAATCCATAAATTTGACCACGAGCTTCTAGTTCCCTAATCTTGTCTAATGCAATTCTTACGGGACCGAAGATATTTGAAAATTCATCTTTATATGTCATGATTATTTTTTTACTAAATCTTAAATAAAAAAATACAATCCCAATATACCATATTGAAAATATAATGAATATTGCTTTGTTGATTGTTTATGTAAAAAATTTAAAAAATTTAACTTGTTTTTCTTTTTTCTTTCTCTTCAATTTCCCTAAGTATATCCTCTTTTAATTTCTCTAATTCTTCCTTACTCCTTATCTCAAGAAAATAATCTTCTCCAATTTTCACAATTCTCATAACTATCACTTTTGTAATTTAGTTAATTAAAATTTCCAAAATTTTCTTTTTTATTAATTTTGGATGAACTAAAAATTTTCCATTATAAGTATTCGGGTCTTTATTATATTCTTTTTTCTTTCTAACTATCATATTCTCACTTTTTCTATCTATTTGCTATATTTTTAAAGTTTTTGTAATAGAAAATTGGTTTATATTCTTTAGTTTTTACACTTTTTTGAGCTAATTTTAAGGAATTTTCTATTTTTGCCTGTCCTTGTAATTTTTCTCCATATTCTTGAGCAAATTGTAAATCTTCATCTGAAATTCCGTAAAAACTCCATTTTGTTTTCCAATAATTCAAAAATTCGTTATAAGGAAGTGTCCTTTTTCCAGTTTGATAACTGTAATTTTGCTGATATGGATATCTGGCAATTTCTAAGATTGCTGAGGCTATCATTTTTGCATACCAAACGTTAGAATATTTTCTATTTACAACTTTCTGTACATGAAGATATTGTTGATATGTAACAGCATAATTTTCAATTTCTGAACTATAAGTTATATTTATTCCTCCTGGGGATGGGTCATACAAATGAAGTTTGAATAGATTTCCGAAAATAGAAATTACAGTTTTATCAGCTGACAAAATAGAGATTAAATTGTCTAAAGTTACATCATTTGGATTAAATTCTGGAATTAGAATTGCCAAATCTAGAGGAGTATAGTCTAAAATCATACCGAAAACATTTGCAAAGTTTTGCAAAATCATGCCGTTCTTAAGCTGAACTTTGTAATTTGAACTTTCCTCAATTTCTGGGGCTAAAACACATCTGTCTAACCATCCGACATCTAAAGCAAATCCGTTATCTATTATCTTGTTCAAGTTAGGAATAAATGAGATTACAAATTTAGCTAAATCTGGAAGATTATTGAAATTCAAATTAAGAGTATTCAATAAATCTGAAATTCCAGTATTTTGTATATTGGAAAGTGAATAATTGTCTACATTTGGAATATTTGTATATCCAAAACCTAGATTTTGTAAATTTATAGAAACGTTTGAAGTTGTTAGACTATCAAAATATTTCTCTAGTTTTTTACATGCATCATTTCTATTTTCAATTGTTAAAGCTGGCTGGAAAACTGAGAGGTCAAAATATGTTTCATCAAATACTGCTGGCTGATATAAAATTTTGCAAAGGTCTACATAATAATCGTAAAGTTGTGTAGATTTATTAACGAAATCAATTCCAGAAGTTTGACCAAATATCGGGCTTTGTCCTAATTGTAGAAAGCTTTGCACATTTGTATTCGGATTAAGCGTAGAAATTGCTAGATTATTTAACGCTGAAAGTAAAGATGAAATAATTGTAGCATAAGCAATTCCGTAATTCGTATTAAAGCCTGGCGGAATTTGTAAATTCTCGAGAGGAGTTGGAAGAACGGATTCAACTCCAGCGTTAAACATTACAGAAAAAGCTGGGAAATTTTTTCTATTTATGACTTTATTATACAGATGATATTTCATAGACGCTATATTTCTATTTCCTTTTCTTCTTCCCATAATTGAAATATTCTCAAAATGTTAATATAAAATACAAGTCTAATATACAATATTATGTATATTAGCTTTACAATTTGTCCTAATTATATTTTACACAATAAGTATATATTTGTCATAATTTGATTTCAAAATGTATGGAATTGAAATTCAGAATTGAGGAAGCAGAAAGTAAAGAGTTAATAAAATTTGTTAGAATGTTAATAAATTATTATCATTCTCAAGGAATGCCCATGGGTGGCGGAGCTGGAAAAAATTCTAGATATTTTATGTACATAGCTAACGACGGTGAGGAAGATTTTATAGTAGCTGTAGCTTGGCTTCACGACAACACACCTTTTCGTTATATAGCTCAACAATACAAAATTCCATTTGACAGAAGTTATTTTATTAGAAGAGTTACCAAAACAGCTCCAGGAGATTATGCTGTAAATTTTCTAATTGATTTAGCTCAGAAGTTAAAGAATGATGGATTTGAGGTTTTATGGACTTTAGGATTTCCAGACCATTCTAACGCTTTGTACAAGAAAGCTGGATTTCAAGAAGTTGGGAAAACAAATAGAACTGGTCATCCAATTTTTGTGAAGTGGTTAAGATGACATTTATCGTAATTATAGATAAAGAAATTGAGAATTTAGAATGTTTAAAAGAAGGAAATTACGATTTATATCTAGACGTCATAAGTGTTATAACAGATGATGATATTGTAGATGAATATGCCATAAATGTAGATGAAAAGACATGGGAAAAAATAGAAGATGAATATATAAAAAGATTAACTTTAAATGAAGAAGATTTAAAACGTTATATAAAAAATGCTTATTATATTTTTATCTATAAAGATGGAAAATATAAGTTATGTATTAATGAATAAAAAACTATTCAATTCCTTCTTTAATTTTTTTTACGACATATACAGCCTCAAGAATTGATAGAAATATTTCAAGAGATTTCTCATCATCTAAAAGGGAACCTAAAACATATCCAAAATAAATAATTATAGAACTCAATCTTAGTCTTTCTTCTTTATAATTTGACAA